GTAGTGTGACTACTCTTTTCTGTTCTGCATACGCTCTTATACTATTCTCACGTAATTCTTCAATAGTATCACCATCTCTACCTCCTAGTGCTGGTGTGATATTATTAAACGTTAGAGTAGATACTTTAGATGAATCAGCTGCAGTTGTTGTTATCGCATCGATTAAGTTAATTGTATTAGCAGGAGCGTTAGCTTTTACTCCTCCACCGACGATATATCTTATTGTTAAAGTAGTATTAGAAGGTGCTAAACCGTAAGACTTAGTAAAAAGGAAATTAGAAGGATCATAAGCTACATCTAATCTAGGAAGTTCACTTCTTGTTTGATAAGCTATAGTATTAGGGTCCGGTAAAAATTCTTCATTATCTTCTGTGCTAATTCCTGCGCCGAATTGAATTTGAAGTACTCCGGTAGATGTTAACCTAGTAACAAACCTTCTTGGGACTTTTTTAAGTTTTAATACGTTAGGAGCTAGAGATTTATCCTCTGTTAAATTACGTTCCTCTACAAATACTGTATCTTGACCAAGAAATGGGACTTCATACCATTTATTACCGTCGCTATCTACTATATCCAATATCCCTACTATATCATCTGCTTCTATATTGATAGTAGCGAATTTTTCTGAGATTGTATAAGATTCCTGTGTGGTTTTTACTGTGCCGGAAAAAGCTTTTGTCGTCTTCTTTAGAAGAAATTCCGATGGTTTACCGTCTGTTAAGGTATTAACAGTTATTTCGGTTGGATCATACGAGCTAGAAAAATTAAAATCGACCTTATTAGTAAGCAGGAATACTGTTTGATCTTTAGTATCAGCCTTAACAGTGCTGTTTTCTGCTATAGTTATAGCTTGATCAAAATCAGGTTTAGCATCTACACCTTTCGCGTCTACAGTTTGAGTAACAGTAAGTTCTACTTCTGCTACATTAGTAGCTTTAGGCTTATAGCCCATCATATAAGCTAAAGAATAAAGGTTTGCAGGATTTTTAGCATGTTGTAAGAATGTTTCCTGTAGTTGTGTATCTTGGTAAAATGACATTACGTCTCCTACGTATGATGCCATTTCTATTAACATCAAACCTGGAGAGGTTGGTGAAAAATCATTATAAGAATCAGGAAAGTAGGATTTTGCATACTCTACTAATTGAGTACGGAAATCGTCAAAATTCTTATTTATATACTTTATGTCTCTTGTTTCTGCCATTATATTGCTACATTTATTAACAGTTCGTCATTTATACCTGTTTCTGCTATAGAATAAGAAAGGTAGAACCCTATAGTATTTCTATCCTCATTTGCTACTAATTTTATTTCTTTAGGTATAACTCTTGGAAAATATATCTCAATTGCTTCTCTAGCTCTCGCATCTAAAGCATCTATTTTATCTTTAGTTATATTTTCAAAAAGTTCATTCCTTAGTCCAAATCCAAATAGTGGGTTCAAGTATCTTTCTCCTCTACCTGTTAAGAAGTAGTTAATAAGGTTATTTTTAATAGAATCTTTAGTTTGGAAGTTAGAACTAAACGCTGATTTAGCAGAGAAAGGAAGTTCTATCCCAACTGCTTTTCTAGGTTGTAAATCTAGAGGGTTTATTTTTTTAACTTCAAATGCCATATTATCCTAATCTTACTTTATCTTTTTGGTATGATGCTTCTAGAACATCTTTTGCTTTATTTACAAAATCTAACTTAGATATGTCTATACCGGGCAGTGCTCCTTGTTGCATACCTAATTTACTAGCCATTTTAGCAGAAGTAGAAGGTGGTTGTGCACCTGTAATGTTATTAAACTCTTCTGGTGTCATATTGGCTTTTGTCATTGTTAGCATTTCATCTATGCTATTGCCGCCCATTACTGGGTTGGTTCTACTAGGAGTAGGTATTACTACTTCAGTAGGGGTTTTTTTAGTATAGAACGTCTGTTTAGGGGCACTAGCTATTTTAACTGCTTCAGTTAATACTTCTTGTAACTCCTCCTTAATAGCTGCTCTAACTTCTTCTCGTATGATTGTTCGTAATTGATCGAGTTTCATATATATAAATAGTTAAGTTAAGAAAGTTGGTTGTCTATTTTAAATTTAATTTCCTCTAATAGTATTTCTTTCGAAGAACTATATGAGTCTGGTCCTTTGAAATAAACTATCCCGTTCTTTTCTCCAGTAGCGTAATGCCTTGGTGCGAGTATTGGGGATTCGTTTGTTCTTTGGATTTTTAAAGTATAACCTTTATAATCATTATTAGAATCTTCGTCTTCACTTGATGATTCTTTTTCTATTAGGTTATCTGTAAGTTTAGCTAAATCTTCTTTCAATTCCTTGAGAATATCTAAAGGAATAGAATCAGTTAAATTTTTCTGAAGTTTACCTATACTTGATTGTAGCCCTTGCACTGCTACATTAGCCTGGTTAGAGTTATTTGGATCTATTTTCTTTGTGTTAGAAAAATTATCAAATTCA